TAATGGCAAGCATAACAAGACGGAAGTCCAGGGAGCTGCAGCGGAAGATGCAGGGAATGTCGGCAGTGGAAGCAAAGGCCGCCCTCACGGCCATGAAAGCTGAGGTGGTCAATGAAATCAGCCGGAACGCCTGCCAGCATGTTGACCATGAGTTTGCGCCCAGGCTGGCAGGGGATTTGCTGATGACCGTCCTGATGTTCCTGCGGTGTAAGCGCGGGTACGGTGGCAAACGCTTGAGAGACTTCCTGCACGATTTCAACGAATTCACCGCTGACTGCTATCGGGAGAAGCTGACTGCCGGAATCGTGAAGGAAATCTTGATGGATGAATGCGGGTTTGATGTGGAGGCGGAGTTTGCAAAATGCGGAGAAGCGACACTTTAGACATCATCCATGCGGCGAATTATGGGGCACTCTGCATAGCCATCCTGCGCGCCGCCCCCACATCTGTTGAGGATGCATTCAGCCTCTATGAAACGGGGACTCCACTGGCTGGACCTGGTCGCAGGATGGTAAACCATGTCGAGCGAACACGCGAAATGGCGGCTATGCGGGAGGCGGGCATGTCCTGGGAGGAAATCGGCACGGCCTTGGGGCTTAAAGCGCCGGGATGTTATTTTGTAAGGCATAAGCATTTGCTTGAGGCGGTGACAGAATGAAATACAGGAATCCCCGGACGGGGCACACGATTGCAGTCGAGCTGGTGGTGCTTGAATATGCGGTAGTTGAGCGGGACTGGGAAGGAAAGATTGTCGCCATCTTGGCTGAGGACGAATACAAGCACGAAGCCCAGCGCAAGCTGGACAGCCTTGCTAAATCCATGAATTGGGAGGAAGTCTGATGGTCTATCAGAACTTGACCAAGACGAGGTCATTCAAGATTGAGCCTCGGCAGAAAGGATATGCTGTCATGGAGTATCGCCAGGGCAGGAAGCCGAAGGTGATGGCGGTGTATGGGACAAAGGATGAAGCTGAGAGAGAACTTTACCTATTTGCGTATGAAGGGTTTAGGAGGATTGAGTGATGAGTGAGACTAAAGCGGCTTATCCGCAGGATCAGGAAGACAATGAATACCGCTACCTTGACCCAGCCTGGTTGGACGAGATAGCCAGGGGGCTGACCGCCGGGGCCGTGAAGCATCCCGGCGAGACCTGGCGGACGATTCCCACGGATGAGCACCTTGCCAGGGCGCTCCGGCACATAAATCTCTACCGCAAGGGCGACAGGGAAGAGCCGCATCTGATTAACGCAGCCATGCGCGTGATGATGGCCTTCGCCACCAGCAGGAATGAGGAAGGGAAATGATGACCAATCAGGAGTGGATCCAGAGCATGGGAAAAGAAGATTTGGCGAACTGGATTACTGAAAAGGTGCCTCCGTGTGAGTATTGCCAGCACACCGTACGGTGCTATGGATTAGGTTTCTGCAATGGTACAGCTGAAGGGTGGGCTAAATGGCTAGGGATGGAGCACAAGGAGGGGAAATGATGGAGACATTGCTGGCCATCTTGGCCACGGTGTCCATGCTGTCTGCCGCTGTCATGGCGGCATTCGCATGGAAGTTGAATTCTGATTGGAGCAGGTTGGTGAAATTTATTAAGGCACAGGAGAAAACCAAGGCGAAGCATGAGGAGCTATAACGAGTACATTGAATGCAGTTGCGGTGCCTGGGCAAGGATTATCCGAGCCGAGGATAGACAGCACCGGGACAAGATAGTCTGTGCCAAGTGCGGCAGGGTGACGATTGACGATAATATTCCAGAAGGGCGCAGGGCGGAGCTGAAGGAGGGCGATGAAGATGAAGATAATTGACAAAAATTTGCTCATGATGGCAAAAACAATCAAAGCGTATTGTCAAGAGATAGGCAAGGCGAATCTGGGTGGCGATTGCTGTAACGGCTGTGTATTCGCACAGGGGGGCTGTGTGCTTAATGCTTGTCCCGAGGAATGGAGATTGACAGAGGACACGGGGCATGAGACGCAGGAAACCGCCTAAAGGGTGGTATTCTGATGCTGTAGATTGGGGTTGCCCAGGCAGGGAGAAGCCTATAGCTTATAGCACAAGGTGCGCAAGTGATTTGATAACGGCGATGATGGGAGATTTAACAATCCGAGAACTGCGAGAACAGATTATTTATGACACTGAAGCCCAGAAGGTGCTGGACGAATACATTAAGCGTGGTTTTGGAGAATGGATATGCAAGGAGCATTTTAGGGAAATATGAAGGAGGACGAGGATGATGACTGTTAAAGACTTGATTAAAGTGCTTGGAGATTTTCCGCCAGATGATAGTGTGGCAATTCTGCCAGACAATGCGGAGATATCTGCAAAAATATGCCGAGGCGGAATTGCTTTAGACGGCGGCTGGTTGGTGATGAATCTGAAAACCGGGGATAGTGCAGGAAATAGCGTGAAAAATGTGGGGAGAATGACGATGACACTGGATGAATGGATAAGCCGCTTTGATAACGAAGAAGCTGATAAGCTGACCCAGGACGAGCAGCTTGAAATCAAGTCAATGCTGATTGAGCTTCGCTGGCGGCGTGATGAGATGAATGATTTTACGGAGACGATGAAAGATAGGGCAGAAGCGTGGCTTGGAGCGTATAACAATCAGGAGGGCTGGCGATGGCAGAGAAAATGAAACCGTGTCGTGTTTGCGGTGGGGAAATGAAAATCGACTATCAAAATAATCAGGACTACGAGCGTGGCTATTACGCTGTGTGCGATAGATGCGGAATTTATTTTGGGTTAGACAGTGAAGCGGTTGACATGGGATATTGTTGGGGCAAGTACGGAAATGAAGAAGCTGTGATTGAGGCCTGGAACAGGAGGGCTGACGATGGCGATGAATAAACCTTGCCCGTTTTGCGGCAATGACAACATAGAAGTTTATACGCATTACGGCGAAAGCGCAGGGATTCAATACGGCGGCTATTATCCAGAGTGTACAGTTTGCGGGTGCAGACTAATTTATTACGAGAGCCGAGAAAAAGCGTTAAAAGCATGGAATGAAAGGGATAGTCATGGCGGAAAATAAAATGGCCCAGGTTGCTGCAATGTTCGGCAAGAAGCTGGGAGAGAGATTTACTATTATCAAGGGGAACAAAAAACTTGATGCACGGTTTATGCGGTATGGGTTCGACCTGATGGGTGCATACGAAAATCCGTATGTAGATTTAGACTTTTATGTGCTGATGGACCTGCTGACCGGCAGGGCTGAGATTATGGAGGACGAGAAGTGACAAACGCCGAGAGAATCAATCAGATGAGTGTTGAAGAAAAAGCGCACTGGATTGAGCACTTACAACTTGATAATTGCAGTTGTTGTGCACATTACAAGATGAGCCGTTACAAAATCGTGCGTTGCGAGATTGAGCATGGGCAGGACATTAGCGACTGCATCAATGGGCGCATTGAGTGGCTTGAAGCGGAGGCAGAGCATGAAAGAGACGATAAATAAACTCACAGTATTTCTCACGTGTTTGAGTGTGTCCTTGTGCATTGCATTAGGTATCACTACTCACTGGTTGCAGGAGGCCAGGGCAACGGTGGATAGGCAGGAGCGACAGCTGAAGGAATTGTATGGGCAGGTCAATGAGCTTACTTTGCAGTATGTGGAGATTGTGAAGCGGCTGCAGAGGCACGGGCAGTAATTTGAGGTGCAGGAATGGAGAACAATGATTATACGGGACTGGTCAAGTGTATGGCGGATGACCGCAAGCAGGCTGAGTATTTCATTTTGAACCATCAGAAGGAGCTTCGAGAGTATGAATCGCGGAAAGCTGAGTATCTGGAGCAGATGAAAGCACTAGATGGCAATGCAGTGGGAGGCAAAGGGAATTTGCCGGGCAAGCCCGTTGAAGCTCAAGCGGTGAAGTCGGCTGAATATGACATGGAGCACCCGGAATATTTCTGGTTGAAATCAGTGGATATTGCATTGCGTACTTTCGGTGAGCGTAAGCGGATTTTTATATCTGTGAGGCGGGAAGCGGAGAATCATGGCAAATATGGCGCAGGCCCTGGCCGTCGGGCGTGGGTGGTTTATACTCAGCGCAGGTATGCGGAGGAGATTGAGAAGAGATTCTTGAATGGTCATGGGTGGATGGGAGAGCGTACTATCAGGGCTTGGTGGAGCCAGGTGATTGATTGTGTGGTGGAAATGCACCTCCGTCTGAAAAATTTTTAAAAAAGGCTGCCGTTTATTTGACAAAAATGGTGGTATACTTTTAGCATCGAGAGTTCCAGGAAAATACCTCCTCTAAAATACAAATTCCGAACAGGGCGTTGCCGAAACAGGCAGCGCCTTTTCTGGTGCGCAGGAAGGAAGTGTGGTGATGATGTGATGAAATTGACTCCAAAGCAGGAAGCGTTTGTTGATGCGTACATTGAGACGGGTAATGCCAGTGAGGCTGCAAGACAGGCGGGGTACAGTCCCAGGACAGCTTCTAGGTCTGGACAGGAAAACATGCAAAAACCTGTAATTCAGCAGGCTATTCATGACCGGCAGAAAGAAATCCGCTCCAAACGCACAG